CACCGCGAACCCAAAATCCTTCAGAACGAAGTCTTCTAACCATGTGACTTCCAATAAATCCGCCAGCACCAAGGACGAGTGCTGTTTTTTTATTTTTCATAAATTTTGATTTTCTAGTGTATTTAGATTCTCTCGATAACGGTCAATCCGTTATTATTAGTTCTGTGCTCTTTAAACTTCCACTCTGGATTATCAATCATAAATTTAACAATGGCATTAAAAATACCAACATTTTTAGTTCCATCTTTCAACTTATCATCTACTTCAGGAATACCAACATGAACTTTATTTTGTTCATCCACAAAACCAAATGTAATTGTATCATGGAATACAATATATTTTTTGACTTTTGATGCGTGCAAATTCAGTTCTGCAATAACTTGATCATAAACATGCCAAGTATCTAAAAACAAAAGATCCGTCTCTTCAATTTCAACATGTAAACAATTTCCCTCATAATATGATACATCCTTACCTTCTTCAACGGCAATGTCCATTAATTGTTTAATTCTAGGGTCAAATTTTAAATCACAAGCTCTTAATGTAACATCACTATTCAACCATGCACGAGTGCTAACACCAGTTCTTGTTCCCATTTCAGTAACATGATTAACATCTTCATCATCACAAAGAGATTTCAAATATTTAACATGTTCGAACATGTCAGTTGGTTGAGTATAGGCATTAACATACTCAGTTTCAAATAGATTTGACATTGACTTAAGAATTATTTCTCTTTATTTATTATACTAAAAAAGAGAGGTTTGTGCAACCTCTCAGACAGAAACATAAAACAAAGTTTTAGTTTTGAATTCTTCCACAACCGTTTCAATATAAACGATCATATCATCGTTAATGGTTGGAGAACATCCTACAAAAAATACATTATCCAATACTTTAGAAGAGTTGGGGTAGTTTTTTGCAGGTTCAATATGTTTGTATGCAGGATGCATTAATATATTCCCTGCAAAATAATTCCTAGTTTGAATACCATTACTTTCAAGATGGTCAACAAGAGATTGTTTTTCTATGGAAAATGGACCATCTTCACAAATAATAGGAACTCCAAACCATGATGTTTCTGCATTTTCTTTTTCGTCCACAACACGAACACCAGGAATGCTTTGAAAGATTTTAGAGATTCGTTCTTTGTTTTTTCTTCTGATGGAATGAACTTCCTCAAATTTTTCAAGTTGAACTAAACCAATAGATCCTTGAAGATCTGCGGGTTTAAGATTATATCCTTGATGTTCAAAGACATACTTATGATCTACAACCTTATCATATCCATCCAACCACTTACCAAATCTTTTTCCACATACCCCACACTCTAACAAATTTTGTTGTCCAACACAATAACATCCTCGTCCCCACCAGGCAAAGGACCTGGCAATGTTTACGATTTCAGGTATATTAGAAGACACCATACCACCTTCAATAGTAGAAATATGATGTGCTGGATAAAAAGAACAAGATGCTGCTACGGCATGTTTAGTTAAGTATTCACCATTCCACTTACTACCAAGGCTGTCGCAGTTATCTGCAATTAGTTTGATATTGTATTGTTCACAAATTTTTACCACACGATCATAATCATATGGATTTCCTAGAACAGGAGAAGAAAATACTGCTTTAGTTTTACTAGTAATTTTGGACTCTAATTGATCAATATCCCAGTTAAGATCCGTATAGTCAATATCAACAAATACTGGTTTTAGATTATTTTGAATAATTGGATTGATTGTGGTTGGAAATCCACAAACACAAACAATGATTTCGTCATTGTCTTGCCAATCAAAGTATTTTTTAAGTGCCGCAATCATTACAAGATTTGCAGATGAACCAGAATTCACCATTACAGAATCTTCGAATCCAAACTTTTTAGAGAAAGAACGTTCAAACTTGTTTACTTCATTGCCAGAGGGAAGCCAGTTACCTTCCAACAAAGTTGTGATGGCAGCAATAGGTTCTTTTTCATCCCAGTATGGTCCAGAGTAATAAACTGAATTTCCTGGTTTCCAATTAGCATTGGCAATATATGGAAACAAATTATTATTTTCTTTTTGAAGATTGTCTACAAATTCTTGTACTTTATTAATTACAGACATAAATCCCTCACAATAAGATCCAATGGTACACTCTGACTAAATCCAAGCGATTGAAGTTTTTTTGTATCCATCCAGAAATTTTCTGTCTGGACTTGACTGTGAAATTTAGGCGAATCAATGCTATTTACTTTTGATTTAGATTTCAAGTAGTGTTTACTTAATGACACTATTTCATTGATAGACGTTGGTTTACCAGATCCAACATTATAAATTTCATTGAGTTCACCTTTCTCCATAATAAGTTTTATGGCACGGCACACATCAGTAACATGAAGAACATCTCTACAGTGAATACCGCCATCATAGAGATCAATATCATGAGAGAGTTTCAATTGATTAACTAACCATGTTATTGCATTCTTTTTCTTAGATGCCTTTTGATCTCCAGATCCCAAGACATTACACAGACGAATGATTCTATATTTCATACCATAAGTTTGAGCAAATGATTCTATCAATTGTTCAGCACAATATTTTGTAACTGAATAAAATCCAGTTGGTTTACATACAGAATCTTCTTTTGCAGGCATGTATGGAGTTTTTCCATATACAAACCAAGAACTAATATAGTTAAATGTAATATTTTCAGATCTACAATGATCCAATACTTCACACAGAGTATGCAGATTAGTATCTACATCTAAAGTAATATTGTCATGGATATTGTAATTATCCACTGTAGAAATAAAATAAAGTATGTTGTTGGAATGTGGTTTACGTTCTTCTCGTTGCATCTCAATGCAACTATCATACATTTTCCTAAAATTACTTCCCACAAATCCTGTGGAACCATAGATTGTTATCTTATCATTCATGTTTTATAAAATATTTTTCTAAGAGTTCAGGAGAATATTGTTTAATGTCTACAATATCTTTCTCTTCCAACTTTTCTTTCTCAAGTTGATATACTCTCTTTCTAAGTTCAGTAGTAGAGTATTGATGCCTTCTCTTGTGATAAAAAATCTCAACACCATTATCAATGCAGTATTGTTTACCTGTAAAATCGATATCTTTATACTCTTCACTCAAAAATCTAATATCAAAAGTTTGTGTTTTAATTAGATTCAAAAGATCTGCTTCCGTATCATATAAAAGTATTTCATCAACATACTTACATCCTTGGACTTGTACATATCTTTCATAGATTGATTGTACTGGTTTATTTTTTAAACCAGGTCTATCGACAGTTGGATCAACTTGCAGTGCCACTTTTAAGTAGTCGCATATCTCCTTTTCCATTTTGAGCATCGTGACATGTCCAGCATGAAAAAGATCAAAACAACTACAATTAAAACCGATTTTCATATTGGTAATTTTTTTATATTATACTAAAAAAGGACGACTCGCGCAAGCCGTCCTCATTAGGTCTTTACATGCACGCCACTTATTCTTTGACAGGAAATAAGAAACCTGGCGGGAGTTATCCCATCCGCACCAACGGCATTTTAGAGATGCCGTAAACTCCGAGGGTCATTTGACCATCCCGACCAGTTCTGTTAAAGTCCGTCCGTGACTTTTTCTGCCTTACGCTTTGCCCACATAGCTTTTTTTGCTTCGGACATTTTGCGTCTGGTTTCTTCTGATAAAGTATATCCGTTTTGGTTTCCTCGATTATACTTCCCAAGTTGTTTATTGCGAAGTTTAGTATCTCTAATTTTTTGTTTATGTTCCTCAGTTAAAGGTTTTCCATATTGTGGATGATTTTTACCAGAAATAGCAGCAGAAATTTTTTGTTTAGAAATTTCTTTGTGCTTTTTTCCAATCCAACTTGGAGGGTCTCCCCCTAATCCACCATCAGAGATATTTTGAAGAATGCCTCCATCGGATAATTTACCAAGAACAGAAATTAAATATGTTTCATGTCTATAAGCATCCTCTTCGGAAAGGTTGCTCTTCAAG